GGTTTTGTAGGGAGGTCAGCGGCGTTGACGCGCGCTGCGAATGTTTCGAATGACACGGGCTCGTGATCGGATATCCCCAGCACCGTGACAGGCGCAGGCGTGTCGCCCTTGTGGTTGCTCGTACCCGGCACGCGCAGTACGCGGGCAGCATCGGCGGTGACGTTCTTGTCCGCCTTGAACCCGTGGAAGTTTGCCAGTGCCTTGAGCCGCTCGGCGACGGGGAGCCACTCCACCAAGGACACCGGCTCGGTCAGCGGCCAGTAGACGTGCACGCCGTAGCCAGAGTTGACCATCGTAGGGCGCGGCAGGTTTGCCGTCTTGCAGAACGCACGCAGCTGCGCGATGGCCGTAGACTGATCTGGAAAGTCTTTTGGTGTGCCCTTCTTGAGGTGCACGCCGCAGTCCAAGTCCATGAAGAACGCACGCAGCTGCCTGACGTTATCGGCTTCGCGTGACCCCGCCTCGTCGAAAGTAGCGAGTGCGTAGTAGGTGTCGAAGCCGTTCTCGTTTAGGTTGTTAGCTGCATGCTCTAACTCGTCTATGGTGCCGTAGAACTTCTGCACCATACGCTGCTCTTTGAGCGCCCAGACACAGTAGTGACCCTCTGTGCCGAGTACTCCCTGTAGGAAAGTAGATGTGTCCATGAGCCGCCACTCATTGAGAAAAGGGTAGCGGCGGGGCTGATTTTTCTTGTGCCCCGCCGCAGGGAGAAGCCGACGTTACTCGTCGTCCCACTCAGAAACAAGCGTGTTGAGGCTTGCCTTCGGCGCGGGCTTGGCTTCCTTGGTGGTAGCGACCTTCTTTGGTGCTTCCACTTCCTCGTCCTCGTCCGCATCGACGATCTTGATGGCGTCCTTCTTCGGGTTGTAGGACTCGGTGCCACCAGCAGAAGTCTTCTTCTGCACGCCGTCCGTCTGCGCCACAGTCAGCGTGATGGCGGAAAGCGCCTCGGGCGAGTCCTTGGCTTCCACAGCGGCGTGGAACTCCGCCTCAGTCAGCGCACGCACCGGCTTGAAGAACAGCTTCGGCTGCTCAGCATCCTCGTCGAAGTACATCTGCGTCAGCACCGCGATCATCGGAGTATCGTGCGCGTCGATGAACTTGGCGTACGCCTGCATACCCATCTTGTCGCCCTTGGCTTCGCCAAAGATAGACGTCGCGGGCAGTTGCAGTTGATACACCTCGTTAGGCTTGCCCTCTAACGTGATAGCCAGACGCTGGTTGAAGCGGCACGCACGGCTCTCGCCCTGCCCAGACCCCTTGATGTTCATCGGGCAGGATGCACAGGACGCGGCCTTGCGCTGCTCCGCCGGTACTTCCGGCGCAGGAGTGCGCGTATCCGTGGACCAGCAGGTCGGCGCTGTCGGATTGTTCGGGTCGTAGGTGCCCTCATAGTAGGTGCGCGACACCTTGGCAGCGTTGACCACGACGATGTTCATGCTGTCTTCCTTGGATACAGACACTTGCTCGCCGTTGACGATCATACGGAAGCGCCGTCCCTTGAGGGAGATACGCTTGCCGCCGCCCCCGCCGCCACCGGAGAGGGTCTTGTTCATGTCCTTCAGCGCCTTGAAGAGGTCGCTGTTCACAAGCGGGTTGTTGCCGCCAAAGAGGGTCATTTCACCCATGGTAGTTCTCCTCAGTTGTCTAGGTCGAGCTCAAGTTGCTTAGGGGCTGTGGTTAGGCCAGCCACTACTTTGTCCAGTTCAAACCGGTAAGTGTTACCGATCTTGATGTAGGAGTCTTTCGGGATGTGCCCTTGCCGCACCCATGACCGCGCTGTGGACACGGACACGTTGAGATGTTTGGCGAGGTCTTCGATGGTTACAAGGGGAGTCATCACTTCTTCCTTATGGTTATCACATACTCCGAGTTTGCGTTGAGACCCGGAGGATGCAGGTCGGGATTGTCTTCGATGAACTGCCGCACGGCGGTCTGGTTGAGCCGCTTCTCGAAGAACTCAGGCACTTGGTGGTCGAGGACGAATTGGTGCATCGACTCCCAATCGTTTGTCCAGTACCGCGTCTTGACGGTGCGGTAGAAGACGCCCGATTCCGTTCGCACGCTCTCCACACCATGCGTCTTACAGTACTCCAGCAGTTCGCTCTTGATGGCCTCTTGCTGCGCTTGCAGCTTGGTGTCTTCCGCCTCAAACTCTTCCTTGAGCGCGGTCCGCCTGTCCCTGATCTTGATGAAGATCCGCGTCAGCTTCTCTACCGGCACGGGTTCATGCTCCGCCACATCGGGCGCATCAGTGGTCATACTGTTCTCCTCTCTTGTTATTTGATGCGGTATATTCGCATCTGGTTAGCTAGTCAAGCATATTAGCGTAAAGCTCGATAAGTTTTGTGTGGACGTCAATTTTGTCATCAAGCAGCGAGTATACGCGCCGCTCTACGCCTGACCCCTGCAGCTGCACCACAGTGCATTTGTGCTTCTGCCCCGTGCGGTGCACGCGCGCGTTGGCCTGCGCGTAGGTCTCCAGCGATGGTGTCGGTGCCCACCAGACGACCGTGTTTGCTGCGGTGAGTGTCACGCCATGCGCCGCCGCCTGCGGCTGGATGACCAGCACCTTCGGGTCTGGGGTTGTTTGGAACCGGTGGAAGATGTCCGTACGCGCACCGGCGCTTACATCGCCCCGGATGACTTCTGTCGTTATGCCGTCTGCTTTCAGCTTGTTGGTGAGCACGTCGATGACATGCTTGAACGGAACAAACACGAGCACCTTCTGGCTGCTCTCGTCGATGACCTCTTTCAGCACGTCGTAGCGGTTCTTGATGTCGAACTCTACCGCCTCGCCGTCATCGGTGTAGACCGCCCCTGCGCTGATCTGTAGCAGCTTGTTCATGTTCACCGCAGCGTTCACAGCGGTGACTGGCTCGCCCGCCACTTCCATGACCATCTGCTGCTTGAGTTTCATGTAGTACTGCTCTTGCTGCTTGGTCAGTGCCACAGCGCGTTTGACGTAGAGCATGTCTGGCAGGTCTAGGCACTCGTCCTTGGTGAAGCGAATGGCGGGCTGCAGTGCGCGGTGTACTAGGTCAGTAGCTGTGTCTTTCGGTTTCCATTTGAATTGGGTGACCTTGTACATCACCATGTCGCGCCACGACCCAAAGAAGCGCGGCACCGCTGTCGGGTTCACCAGCTTGGCTAGGCCGTAGGCATCTTCTGGCCCCTGCGCTGCCGGTGTACCCGTCATCATCCACAGCCAAGTGTCTGGTTTAACCAGAGAGTTCAGCACCTTCCACCGCTTGCTTTGTGCGTTCTTGTAGTGCGTCGCCTCGTCCACGATGATGAGGTCGTACCCTGCAGCCTCGATCTCGTCCCGCACGATTTCCACGCCGTCGTAGTTGATGATGAGGAAGTCGGGCCGCTGTGCGATGATCTTCTTGCGCTTCTCGGCACTACCATGCGCGACGTTGACGGTTCGGTGCATCGCGAAGCTGAACAAGTCCGCCCGCCATGCGCTGTCCATAATAGAGATGGGGCAGATCACCAGCGCGCGCTTGATGACTTTCTGCTTCATCAGGAAGTCTGCTGCCCAGATAGCCGAGGCAGTCTTGCCCGTGCCCTGCTCGTTGAAACAGAACGCGCGCTTGTTGAGCGTCAGGAAGGATGACGTCGTGCGCTGGTGCGACATGGGCTTGAACTTGCCCGGCCAATCGTAGCGCCCCTCGATAGGAGAGGGGGCCTTGATGTTCATCGCGCGCAGGGTCTGCGCTTCGTTGACACCCCAGTAGACAGCAACCTCGTTGGTTTCTAGCTGCTTACTCTTGGGGATTATTGTGGTGACTTGTTTTGGGTTGCGCAGCCTAAGCAGGAGCGCAAGATTGTCTACAATCTGCATGTCGTTCTCCAGTTGTTAGGGTTGTCCCTAACGCTTTCTTTTGGTCGGCTTGCTCATAGCACCGCCAGCCGCGCGGTTCTTCGATGGACTCTCCAAGCGAACACCGTCCCCGTTGCTCCCGCCACGAGCAAGAGGCTTCTTGTGCGCTAGGTCTTTGCCCTTGCGGGCGCTCTTTCCGTTCTTCTTGTCGAACTCGTTCCTTGCACGCTGCCGTTCCATCCGGTCTTCGTGCTCTCCCCGAGCCTGCTGCAGCTGGTACTCACGCTTGTAAGGGCGATCACGCTCGGGGTTCTTGTACGCCATTGGACTACCTGTTGAGGCCGTTGTGCTCACATTCTACCACAGGGCAGTGCCTCTTACAAAGCCCAGACGGGCGAGGATTCCACACGCCAGTCTCATGCGCCTTCTCTAACGCCGCGTATTTCTTGATCCACGGACTCCACAGAACAGCCTCATCCTTGACGTCGAACTCCTGCTTCACAAAGGTGTTGGCGATCACAAACAGCAGCCCTGCCTTCACCTTCTTCACTTGCGGGAAGTGCTTGAACACCGCCAGCGCCATCAGTTGCAGCTGCCCTGCGTCGGCGTATTTGGCGCTCTTCCCGGTCTTGTAGTCTATGATCCGTGCAGCGTTGCCGTCGATGATGAGCAGATCGACGATGCCTCGAAACCACACGCTCTTGGTAGAGAAGTCCACCGGCACGAGGTCGGCGTTCAACCCCAGCTTCAACTCGCAGTACTTCTCCCCCGGCAGCGCTTTCAGTGTAGCAAGCGCGTCGGCCATGAACGCGAACTGTGGGGGCACGGGCACGTCGTCCCGTATGAACTCCTCGCAGGCTTTGTGGAACTCGGTGCCGTAGCGCATGGCCTCCGTCTCAGCGACGGGGTACTGCCGCAACACGTTCACATGGTAGAACTGCTTAGGGCAGTTCTCGAATGCTTTGATGCGACTGAAGGACCAAGCCCCCGCTTTGCTCATGTCACAAACCGTCCTTAGCCTCGAGACAAAAGCTAGCGTTAGGTATTAAGTTATTGCTATCCCACTCGATATGGGTACTACCTTTGTGTTGGTAGATTAGCAGGTCGGGAACGGCATCCTCGGGGTTTGCGGGGTCCCCCGAGCAATGTTCGCACATCATGCTTATGCGAATACCATCTCGGCGAGAAGATGGGTTTCGGAGATATTCGCGTTTAACAAACGTACCCTCCACCGTCCCGTTCTCAAACACAATGATTTCCTGCTCAAGAGCGTGGTTATAATCAGGGCACAGGCCTGTATACACCGCTACATTGCGTTGGTGCAGGTTGTAGCCGCCGCAGAGTGGGCAATGAAGCAAACTCACCGTGTGAGATAAGTCGTTCGTGAGGTAGATGGACCGTCTCATTCCGTTTCTCCGTAGTTCTTACCGATCCCGGCCTCACAGTTGACCGGCAGACCATCGGCCCAGTCAGGCACCCAGCGCATGCACTGCTCTACATACTCCTTCGCCGCAGGGGCTTCGTCGTCTGGTACGCAGCACACGATAGAGTCATGAACTGTTAGCACAACTTTGTATCTCTTTGCAATCTGTAACATCTGCTCTCCGATGATACAGCGTGCAACCGCTTGGCACACGTTCTCTACGACTTTGCCGCCGTATATACGAGTGCGCCCCTGCCGGGTCTGGTAGGAGTATTCCACCCCGCCTTTCTCGTTGGCGGTCTCTTGCAGGTCATCGTAGCGCAGGATCAACCCGGACGGCAGCAATATACCCGGTGCATCCGGCACCGCCTGCAGAACGCCGGGACGCCCAAACGCCAGCGCATCGCCGCGCACGAGGTAGCGCAGCATGGCCCCACACTGTTTCCACAGGTTGCTGATGGCGTAGTTAGTCTGCCGGTAGATCCCGATGATGCGCTTGGTCTCGTACACGGGCAGGTCTACGCCCTGCGTCTTGAGCGCGGCTTTGAACTTCTCTCCGCCCATGCCGTAGCCCGCACCGAGCACCGTGGTCTTGCCGACGAACCGCTGCTCCTTGGTTACCGCCTCTTCCGGTACGCCGTAGATGGCAGACGCCATCTTCTTATAAACGTCCTTGCCCTGCGCGAACGCCGCGACAACATCGTTCTGTTCTGCCAGCCACGCCAGCACGCGGGCTTCAATCTGCGCGGAGTCTGCCTCGACGATAGAGTATCCGTCCGGTGCAATGATCGCCTTCTTCAGCTGCTTCGCGTTCGGTCCTCTAGATGGTAAGTTCTGGAGGTTGATCTTGTCATCACCTCCCCAGCGCCCGGTGTGCGCGGCATAGTAACGCACAGGGACGGGCAGCTTGCCCCGGTCGGCGATGTCGATGAACCGCTGCGTTCGGGTCTCCTCTAACGTGGACTTGTTGCCCAGCCGCGCGGCGACCAGCGTCTGAACACGCACATCCTCATGCTCGGCTAACGCCTTGAAATCCTCGTCGTTCTTGGCAAACGCAAAGGTCTCCTTGCCGGTCGTCGGGCTGATCTTCACAGGTGGAGTAACATCCAGCATGTTCAACATGAGCGCGAACTTGGGGTTGGACATGAGGTCTGCTTTGTCCGCTACCCCTGCGTCCACCAGCAGCTGCTCTTTCATCTTCACGGTGGCGTCGAGGTGCTGCTCCAAGTGCGGGCGGTCGAGTTCCAACAGCGGGTCGGTGAACATCCGCAGCGTCACGTCGATCAACTTGAGTTCCTTCTTCGGGAACCCGCTCGCCAGCATCCTCGTGAAGATGTCGTAAGTCAGGTCTACGTCATTGACGCAGTAGTGCCCGTAGGCTGAGAGTTCTTCTGCCGTGAAGTCTGCACGGCGCTTACCTAGGGCGTTCAGTACTTCGGTGCCCTTCTCCCCCACCCCGTAGCTTTCGGCGAGGGCTTTCAAGCTGGCGCTCTTCTCCACGCCGTGGACCGCTCGCGCCATGCAGAGTGTGTCGAAGTAGACCTTGGGCTTGATGCCCAACCGCCAAGACAGGATAGCCCCGTCGAACATCATGTTGTGAGCGAGCACCGCATTGTTCGGCAGGTCGAACTTCTCAAGGTAGTCTTTGATCGCTCGGTGCGTCCCGCTGAACCATTCTGTCTGTGCGTCGTCTACCTTCACCCCGACGCCGATGATCTGGAAGCGCGGGTCGCGCACATACTCTTCGGTAGTGATTTTAGATAGCGAGTAATCCTTGCTATAGTAGGTTTCAAAGTCGAGCGTTACCACCTTCATGTCGTTCCCCTTTGTTCTCCAAATATTTTTGTATGCTGTGCAGCGTCATCTTGGTTTGGTAGCCCCGCGCAGAAGACGCGTTATTCCCGACACATGCAACTCGCGTGGTGCCGTCGTACAGGAAGTAGTGGTCGCGCTTCTTCACGACATGGAAGGTGTTAGGCAGGGTGCCTAACACTTCTTTAACCTCTCTGGCTATCGGCATGGGCGCTCTCCCGGCACTCCCCCGCTATCCCGGCGTATGCCGCAGCGTCGATATAATTGTCCTCGTGGTAGCCGCTCGCGTCCGAGCGAGCCATCTTCAGCAGCACCATCATCCAAGCCGCGTCTTCTGCTGTGATGACTGTTTCTCGGTCCAGATAGGCTGTCCACAAGTCGGCGATGCGCTGGAGGTTCTGCTTCACGGGGCCGTAGGAGTCTTGGCGTTCTCCCCCCGTCACCTCTGCGGCGCGGGCCAGAATACGCAGCCTTGCTTGTTGCTGTGGTTTGCTCACTTCTTCCCTCCAGTTCGGCGACCCTATGCGCGCGATGATTGATTCTACTTCGGTTAGGGACACCCCCGTGGCCTCTGCTACCTTCACGGCGCTGGCCTGCCGGTTCTTGAGCAGGTAGTCCCACACTATGCGGTCGTTCTCGGTCATGTTTCCCTCAGTGTATGGTGTTGTCGGGGATGTCGCTTGTGTGGTTCAGCACATGGATCGTCACTGCAAAGATCACCGGAGTCTCCTCGATCATGTTGTAGGAGTGCAGAAACTGCGCAAACAGCTTAGCCATGTCGCCCGGCGTCAACGACCGAGGCATCGCGGCAAGTATAGTTAGGACCACCTCTTCTGTCAGCGGCTTATATGCCGGGTCATTCGACATGGACCTGTTCTCCTATCTTGTAGAACAGGGTCACTCTATCATGGGTGTTCCTCCGCGCGATCTCCTTTCGAGACAGCAGTCGGTCCACGACATGCCGCACGAGTTGCCGCGAAAAGTTAACCGCATCGGCAATTTCGGAGATAGACATCTCCCTGTTAGCCAGCACCCTAAGGACAAGTTCGTCCGTAGCGTTGTTCTCTCGCCCGCGTGCGCTCCTCGTCAGCTTCTTCTCCCCCTCCGGTAGTTTCGGCGCAGCTGCGTGGGCCCCCGCTTTCGGGGCTGCGTGTGGCAGTTTATCGTTCTTGAACCGGTTGAGTTCCTTGTCTCGGTGCATGTGCATGATCGCGGCGATCTGTGCCTCATACCGCGTCGCCTGATCCGCTTTCACATTGTAGGCCGGAACTACGATTTGCATTTGCTCACCCACCTTTCCAACAACTTGCTGCTGCTCTCTACCTTGCTTCCGCCCACATCGAACGCAAACGACACGCGCGGATGATCCCCGAACATTTCACCTTCCGGCGTGTTCTCAATACCCCTATCGCCTCCATTGGCGAAGATGACATGCGCACCGGGCCACATCCGCAGCGCACGCTCAATGGCATGACAAGCAGTGTCGTCGGCGTCGTTGAAGAATAGGACTGTGTCCACGACGCGCAGGGCGCGGATGATGTTGGCTCGGTCCTTGCGTGGCATGAAGGCGGCGCCCTTCTTGCGGATCAGCCACTCATCCGAGTTCAGCCCAACAATCAGCCTGTCCCCGAGCGTAGCTGCCGAGTTGAGGTAGTCCAGATGCCCAACGTGCAGCGGATCAAAGCCGCCCGTAACTAACGTGACGTACATCACCACTCCCCCGTCCAATGTTTCATTCCGAACTCTTTATAGAGGTCGCGTTTTGCCTGCTCGTGCATTGTGTTGACGCCCACTGGTAGGTCGTATTTTGCGTAAGACCTTAGGGATTGGTCTACTTCGCCTCTGTGCAGAATTGTTTCGTAAGGGGGCTGTTCGCGGTATGTCGCCATAAAAGGTATCGTCCTGATATGTTCGCGCAGTTTGCCCATGACCCAATGCCCGCAGCCTGAGTCGATGATCTGTCCAGTGAGCGTCCTTGTTACCGCGTGCATGTAGGTCTGTGGCCCGAGATAGTAAGTACTTTTCTGCCCGCTCAAGCGGCGGTCGATGTAGAGAGATACTGCCAGTTCAAAGGCAGGGTTGCCGGGTGCCGTCGCCATGAAGTCCTGACTGAAGTCGTGGTCGAGGCAGGTCGGAAGCGCCCAGTCCACGCCCTCTGGAATGGCAACATCGAGCGGCGTGTCGCAGATGCGATCTATGTCGCAGTAAACTCCACCCTCTTCGCACAGCTTGAGGAGCCGCCACAGGTCTGTCTTGGTCACGATGTGATCGTTGCGGATCACATCCCAGACTTTGCGGCGAACGTAGAACTCTAGGTAGTCGTCGATCTCTGCATCTTCGTAGATCGTCACTGTCCAGTCTGGGTTCAGGTCGATCATTCGGCGCAGGCCAAGGTTAACGAGAGTGGCTTGACTGTTAACTATTTCCTTCGTCGGCCATGTCATGTGTACATGTTTCGGTACCATTGGTTTCTCCTCCTTCTTGTTTTTGGGTAGTATTCGTCCAGCTTCCCGTCCTCGACAGCGCACCGCAGTAGTTCACGGGCTACATTCGAGAAGGGTTCCCGACATCTGTTCGCATGGGCGTTGATGGCGTCGAAGATATGTTGGTCCATCATGATGCAGATGCGGGGGTCGCTGTCTTCTGTCAGGTAGTGGCCCTCTGCCATCACACATCCTTCCACGGGTCTGGGTTCTTCAACGCCTGCGTGATCTTCCTGATCTCCTCCGCCTTGGTCGTCATCGGCCCGGACAACTCCGGGTCCACTTGCAGCAGCCGGTTCGCGGCCCTGCTCCACAAATCACGCCAGTATTCGGCGCGCTCCTGCCAGAACGTGGCTTGCTGCCGCAGTTCTTGTATCTCGCGCTTGAGGTCTTCACTCATCGTTCTCTCCTCTCAATTCCAAGAGAGCTTCTCGCCCCTTGTCGGCAAGAAAATCATCACCGTTGTTGCCCGCATAGCGTATCACGCGACGAACAAAGTCTTCCGCCTTCGCCAGCTTGGCCTCCAGCGGCTTGATGCGATCTTCGTGGATGAACTCGATGATTTGCGCGATCCTCTGCGCGATGGCGTCCTCGATCACGCTGTCACGGATCAGGCCGCGCGCCATCTCTCGCATCTGTGCGTGCTTGTCGCTCACAGCTTCCCCTCCCGCATCTTCCGAAAGACCGCTTTGAACGCCTCGATCACGGCCCGCTCTACTTGCGCCTCGGTCATTTGCTTTCTCCCTTCAGCGCATCGCGCAGCCTGTCAGAATACTCGTAGAGGCGTGCCTGCCTCAGGTCTTCCATGACACGCTCAACAGCAGCCTTGATGCCAGACAACTCAGCCGCCTGACGGCTGGCTAGCTGTCGATACTGCCCGTTCAGAGAGCCATAGCGCGCTAGCTCAGCTCGCATATGCTCGCACTGCTTGACATATTCTTCATCTTGTCTTGTCATTTGCTCGGCCTCGGCGGCGGGATCAGCACAGGCTGACGCGCTACACGCAGGCCCTCTGGCCTCGGCGGCGGAATCAGCACGGGTTGCTTCTTGGTCACGGGGTCACAGACCATGATCGCGTCAGGATCGAGGTGCTTGATGTAGATCCCCTGCATCTCCTTGCATTGATCCATGTCCCGATACAGCCCGACGTAGCCGAGATCCGGCGTGCCGCTCGTGCTCGCCATGACTGTCAAAACTATCAGATTCATTCATCTCTCCATGCTTTGCTTGCTCTGCTTTCCACTCTGCCTCCAGCCACTTGGGCAGCGGTTCCTCATACGTTGCCATGGCTCAACCACTCCAACTTCGTCACGTTCACTTCAACGTGCGTTCCCTCGATCAGGTTGTAGCCAGCTTTGCGTAGCTGCTTGAACACCCGCAGCGCTGCATCTCGGTT